CTTCTGTTTTCTCAGACCCACATCTCACACAAGACATTCTTACTAGCTCTCCTTTTCGAACGGCTCTGGCGACAGCAGAATGCGCTACATTCCTTCTTTTGTCTTCCGCCCTCCAAGCTCTACAAATTTCCGTTGCAAGCTGAATTCGTTCTGGTCGTTTCCCGCGCTCTCTGTCATAAGCCCTAACTTTTTCAAGATTTTCTGCACGATGTGTTGAAACATCTTTTTTTGTGCATTCCTTGCATTTATTGGATTCTTCATCATGATGCTTGCTGTTGGCACTGATGAAGTGGTTGCAATGAATGGAGCTTATCTATTCATTGTGTTTTCACTCTTATTTATCCCATGTGTATATTTCGGGAGCAAGTATGAAGAGCAAGAACAGAGAATGTAGATCGGTTGAATGAGTACATGCGTTTACGGGACAAGAGTGAAAATGAGTATAAAAACAGATAAGATGAATAGACAAGAAGAGTTGGTATCGTTAGCGAAGCAGACGATAGTATTGAATGATGCGGTAGACAGTCAGGGCGACACGGTTTTGGGCGCAATGGTAGATTCCGGGGAGTTGAGTGATGTGGAGTATTTGGAAGTGTGTTCGATCATGAAAGATATGAAGAATCACAATACTCCGAGTGAAGGAGAAATAAATGTGAACGGCGCGAAGAATTTTATGATGCCTTATCCTGGGTGGGATGATAAAAAGTTTCATTCGGATAATGATCTGATTCCGCAAAAAGGTGTTGATCCGGAAGAAGCGATTCCTGACAAAGAAGAGCCAAAGACAGACGGCAATTACAATTACACAAAGCCTGGCAGAAGGCAAGTTATTCATAAGTCAAAAGAAGAGAAAAAAGATGAAGATCACGAGAGTTAAAATGATGGATAAAGGGTTGAAAGGCCTGGAGATCTGGTATGAGAAAGGTGAAGACCGTGGTGGTGTTACCTTTCAGAACGAGTATCATGTGAAGGTGCGTGTACCGGTGAGTAGTGAGATCAGAGGGGCATTTTATGCTTTAGAGAAAGATTTCGCGAAGTTACTGGGATTGGCGGCGAAAGGGCTGAACTATTCTACGGTGCTGGATCTGAGTTTCCGTCAGGGGATAGGATTGGTGTTAGCCGGCAGAGTGAATGTAGGAACATGGGGCGAATACAAAGCCAAGACAATGTTCATTGGTCAGGACAATGAGTATCCTGATTTCGAGAAGCTCGAAGAGCTGTGTTCAGATCTGGTAGAGATTACGAGCAAGTGGATGGTAGATTCTGCGAATCTGAATGCAAAGCAGATGTTACTTGATTTTCGGGAGTTCGGTAAGGAAAACCTGAAAATGTCGTTAGAGGAATACGATTTCGACAGTATGTCATTGGAAGATGCTACCGCTAAAGCTATGGAGTTGCTGGAGAAGCAAGGAGCTGTGGTGATGATGCAAGACGACGCCAATGATTTTTGATATAGGAGTAACAAGGAAGGACCCTGAGCACATTTATTACAACGCTCAGGGTCTTGCTTTACGGAGCGTGAGCAAAACGTTATCGTTGATCCAGGAGCCCTTTGATGCAAAGACGGTGAGCCGAAGAATGGCAACTTCAGAGCTAAAAAAAAGTGGTATTTCTGATCGTCGGCAGATCGATGTTTTGAGCAAAGACATTCAGGCGGGATGGAATGGCTGTGGAAAAGAGAGAGCCGATGCAGGAACAGAATTTCATCAGGCCTGTGAAGATTTCATAAAAACCGGAAAGTGTGATTCTCGGTACAAGGAATTGGTAGAAAAGATCTATCTGACTTATTTTACGGACTTTTATCGCAGCTATGCAGAAGTGATCGTCAGCGACAAGGAAACCATTGCTGGCACAGGAGATGCATTTTGTCTTCATAGTTCCAAGCAACAGGACTTGATTCATATTCGGGACTTCAAAACCAATTTGAAGATGCCAGTAAATGATGTGAATCCGAAAGCAAGCAATAAGTGGTTTTTGAGTCCATTTGATCATATGCTCGACAACAAATACAATTACTATGCGATGCAACAGAGTATTTACGCTTATTTGCTAACTTTGATGGGATTTCGGGTAGCAAGTATTGCGCTGATCTGGGTCCATGTAGAAACAGGAGAGCACAGAAGGCTTGACATTCCATTCATGAGAGAAGAAGCAAAGATGCTTGTACAGTATGCAAAAACGATACACTAATGTTATTTACGGTAAACGATAAAGGAGTTGTGCTTCATAAAGAAGCGGTGAAATTGGAACCGGTGCTGAAAAAACTTTCGGCGCCGGATCTTCTTTTTGTTATATTGGTCTACGATTATGACTCACCCTACAAACAGCTCCCGGAACTCCAAAGACAACTTACGTCCTCGCGTAGGTGTTACGAGAACGACGATTTTAAGGGTCATGTTAAACGATTGGAAAAAGCCATCGAAGCCTATAACGGGCTACAATATGATATCCGCAGAGAAACGATCAAAAACTACCAAGCCAAAATTGCGGGACTTAACATTCAGCTCATGGTTACGGATTCAACTACAGAGATTAAGAGACTCCATGATGCGATAGACTTTTTGACAAAGACGAGTTTACGCTTGCAGAAAGATCTGGTGCTGGAAGAGATTTCCGCTATTGACGGAATTGGGGAAGATGCTTCTTTTTTAGAGAAATGGGCTGATAATAAAAGAAGATTCAAGAGCGATAAGAAGTCCATTGACCTTGTGAAAAGCAAACAAACATTAGATTATGAACCAGAAAAATAGACCGTTCACCTATCCGGTACATTATGTAAACAAGTCTTCTGATTACTTTAATGGTAAGATATTACAGACAACAGAATGTGCTCAGCCAATTGTAAAAAACGATATGCAGTATCACATTGAAAAAGTTATTTATTCGCCAGAAGCAACATTAGTCTTTTCACGAGATAATACAGCATCAGAAGAATAATGGCATTTGACTATAATTACATTCCTATCATAAAAGGAAAAGGATTTTGTCCTAATCCGATTGGTGTATATGGAATTCCCAAGCATGCAGATTCAAGAGCTAACAAAAAAGTCATTGGAACGATTCCGTGGGAGAATTTCTGGAATGAACAATTTCATTATCTTCTCAATGGCTATGAAACCGGTGGTCAGTTCATCACTCCAAACTTTTATTGGTATCTAAATTTTTGTCCGATTGCTACGATCGGCAGAGGGTATCACTTGCCTGATTATGTAGATTACGACAAAGAGTATTTCGATACCTATGCCTATGCAAAAAGCATCAATTGGGGTACGCTGAATTTAAAAAAGCGTCGTGGTGGATTATCTGAGAAAGCGGCAAAGGGAATTTTGGGATATGGTATGTATATGACTCCAGAGAAGTACCAATGCGGTCTTGCAGCTGGTTTAGATGATTATGTTACCGATATGCGTACAAAGTTCAGAGAGCTTAACTTGTTATTGCCGCCAGAGCTAAGAATGCGATTTAAGCTATCCGATACAGATGACCTGATCATTGCCGGATGGAAGCAAGATGGAGATCCGCAAGGAAGCCAGAACACCATGTATTGCAGGACGATGTTCAATAATCCCAATGTATTCAAGGGAAAGTTTATGAACGATGTTCTTTATGAGGAAGCAGGAGAATTCAAACATTTATTAAAAGGTTTCTCAGCTACCAATGCCGGATTGAAAGTCGGATTAAAACGAGAAGGAACACCGATCGTATATGGTACTTCAGGAAAGTCAGGATCCAAAGATTTCAGAGCAATGATTAAAGATGCTGAGCATTATCAGCTGATCTATAATTTTCTGCCAGGATACCGTTTGATGATTTCCGGATTCGTAGGAAGTAAAAATGCTGCAGGGCAACCGGAAGAAATTGTTCCAAATATCGACAAGCTTCAAAAAGAGCTTAATCTCTCCAGAGAGCAAGTTTTAGGATGTGAAGATGTAGAGAAGAATGATGAACGAATTGTAGCGGAGCGTCTGGCTTTAAAGAAAGCAGAAAATCCGGATCTTTATTTAGAGCACTTCTTAGACTTTCCCCGTACAGAAGGAGAAGCTTTAATGTCGATTGCTAGTAACAATTTCGACAAAGAAGCTATTGCAGATCAACAAGCATTTTTACTGAAACAGAAATATTCATTGTATTCCAAGTGTGTATTGGAGTACAAAAAAAATGACGACGGAACTATTGGGGCTAATCCGGAAGTCATTTTAAGAGAAGCTACCGATGCTGACCGAGATGAAATGATTGTATTGGTAAGAAAAGGATGCGAGATCTCTTTGAACAATTTAGGCTATAAGCATGCTTATGCTGCAGGTGGTGACTCCTACGATCAGGATAGCGCATTGACCAGTAAATCACTGGGAGCGTTTGTGGTAATGGCAAGGTCTGGGCATCCGTATAAAAATGCAAAAGGAGAATCCATTTCTCATAAACGAATTCCTGTACTGATCATCAGAAACCGGCCACGAAGAAAAGAGACGTTCTACGAGAACTGCTTAAAGGCCTCTATCTATTTCAATATCATTGGATTAACTATGTTTGACGCAGGTAAGCCATTGGTTATTGAGCATTATAAGACAAATGGAGGAAGACGGTTTTTAGCTCCACGACCATTGGCATTTGAAAGCGAAGACAGCAATCAGCGTCACGACTTTGGTATGCTAATGACAGGAGGAAGGAGAAGTAAGCCACAAATGATCTCTTTACTTCAGAGTTATGTTTTGGATGAATTAGATGAATGTGTATTTCCAATCATTGTCGACGGGTTCGCCAATTACAACGAGAACGATGAAGACTCCGACTGGGATGAGATAGATGCATTGGGTTTGGCTGTTGTTTGTGACATTGACAGAAAAATATTAAAAAGTAAGAAAGAGACAAAAAATGACTCTTCTGAACGGGAATATGTTTATAATGCCACCAGCCAGGGTTTCGATTTGAAAGTAAGCTCAGAAATGAATCAGGCCCGACAAGAGGTTAAGAATACACAGAAAAGGGAGCAAACGCCTAATGATATATTTTTAAATTTGTTAAATAGTGGACAGTTATAAAATTTTCATATTTTTGTAAGCATGTCAGATATCGAAGTACAAGCATCGCCGCCACCATACTTTCCGGGATTCAAAATGTACGATGAGCCTCCTGTGGGCTTTACAAAAGAATCTTATCAAAATCATTTATGCAGATCGGCGATCATGTATGCCATTCACAGATACAACAATCTGAGAAACTATCAGCTTTCTAAAATAAATCAGCTTTATAATTCTTTTAACGGACTGATCAATGAAACGCAATACATGTACATCAATCAGACGTACGGGAAAGACAATCTTGTAAGATACAAGGATTACAGATTGGGACGTATGAAAATGGAATTGCTTACAGGAGAGTGGCTGACAAGAGAGCGATTCAACAAAATAAGTTCTATTAATCCTGATGCAGAAACATCTCTTTATAACGACTTTTCTTTTCAGGTAGGATTAAAACATGCAGCTCCGGAGCTTAATAAGTTAAGACAAAACGGAGTAAATGTTCTTCCGGGAATGGAGCCAATGCAAATGGACGATGAAGACATATTTGATCTTTTATCGTCAAAAAGAAAATCTACCGTTGTCATGCAGTATCTTCTTGACAAAGGTATCAGTACAGAAATGCTTTGGACAAAATTGGCAAACACATTTACCGATCAAGCTATTGCTTCAGAAGCATTTTTCAAAACAGAGATCGACAGTGCCGGTTATGCAAGAGCAAGAGAGATAGATCCTCGCGAAGCATTATTTGAAGAGTCGGACAGAGATCCTTTTTTACAGAGAACGCCATATATCGGAGAGCGCAGACTTCAGTTTGTGCATGACATCATAGCACAGGTAGGACTCACACAAGAAGAGTATAAGCGACTTAATAGTGAAATGGAGACAGCACGTTCTCAAACCTTGGCTACAGGTACACAGATGCGTCGTAATGGATTCCAGTACCTCAATAAGCAGTTAGCTATTGAAACATGGTCAATCGAATGGATGGCAGTAAAACCATTGTTCATTATAGAGAAACCAGACAAGATCGGCGGCTCTCATAAAAAACAATTGAGCGACAAGTATTACAATGAAAATCGTTCTCAGATTGAAAAAGACGTAAAGAAAGGTAAGTATAAAATTCATAGTTATCCATTTGCCTATGTGTGGGAAGCGAGCTTATATGGAAGGGATATCTTCAAAGGAATGCGAGAGAAACCAAACCAAATCAGAGATAATAGCAATCCTTTTCTTTGTGAATATTCTTATTCTGGACTCCTCTTTCGGACTCATGATGGAGTGCGTATCTCGATTTTTAATACACTTGATCACGTTAGCGAGCTCTATAATATCACAATGCTTCATATTCGTCGTGAGCTAAACAAAGCCAAAGGAAAAGGTATTGCTTACGATCGAGCTTTTTTACCGGAAGGAAAACAGATAGAAGATGTTATTTCAAGAATGATCAATGATGGTGTTATTGACATTGATTCATCTACCGATAAAGCACAGTTTGCAGGTGGCGCAGTCCTGGCAAATATGTTGAAAGAATTCGATCTCGGACTTTCAAATAATTTCCAACAACTTGTTGCATTAAAGCAAGAGCTGGAAAGAACAACCGATGTTCTTACCGGTATCAGTAATTCCCGTCAAGGAAATACTCCGGCATCAATGACAGCTACCAATGCTGTAAATCAGATACAGGTAAGTCGTACTTCTACAGAATATTTATTTCATATGCATCACGAGTTCTGTAAAAAAGTAGTGAAGAAATTCATGAAATGCTTACAGCTCTCTTATGGATATTATCATCAAGACGAAGCAAAAACATTGCTTGGTGACAAAGCCGCTATGTTCCTTGATCAGATCAAATCGTTGCCGTTGGAAATGTTCGATTTGGAAATCACTGATGGAAGAAAAGAAACAGAGATCCGTCAAATGATGCAGCAATGGTTTCCACAAGCCATTAACAGCGGTGAGATGCGTGTTGTAGATGCAATGGAAGCTTCATTAGCGGGAACGATAGACGAAGCTGTAGGCATTGCAAAGAGAGGCTGGGAGCTAATTAAAAAGAACGAAGCAGAAAATGCTCAGGCTAACAATGATGCAAAATCTCAACAGATGATGCAAGTTCAGGCAATACAAAAAGAGAACCTGGATGAAGAGCGCAAATTCAAAGCGTTCATGGAAATGCTTAAATATTTGCTTGAATCAGGAAAGATCACACAGCAAGCAATGAATGAATATACAATAATGGCTGAGCAACTTATGGGAGCAGGTCAACCGGCACAAGCACAAACAGCACAAATACAATGATCACAAAAGAAGAAGCAATGAAGTTGTCAGCTCTTCTGTTTAACGCAGGAGATGTTTTTCACATTGCTCATTTAACAGCAAAGGGAGAAGGAAGCTATGCAAGACATAGCGCTTTGGGCGACCTTTATGATGCTGTACGTTCCGGCGCCGACGAGATCACTGAAATGCTTTATAGCTATATTGGTGTTTATTCTTTCGTTATCCCCGTTTCAGAGCAAAGAGAAGCGGTATCGTTTGCAAGATTTTTGAGAGCAAGAATGGTTGATTCTCAAAAATTATTATCTTCGATGCCTGATGTATTAAATAAATGGCAGGAAATTATGGGTATAGTTTCCCGTGGAATTTATAAATTGGAAAACTTAAAATAAAATGCAGGTCCCTAAATTGTTCACAAAAAAATTGGTGTCATTAAATGACAATCCAAAATCCGCTCCTGTTGAAAACTGGAACAAGCCACCTGATCCTCGTCCATCTATAACATTTGACAGCTCTCAGCTGCCAGCTGTAGCAGATTGGAAGGTAGGAGAAACGTATATGCTTGAAGTCAAAGTGGAGCTTATAGAAAGCCGCTTAGATAAAAGCACTCGCGGAGACCGTACTATTTCTCGTTTCATCATCACTCACGTTGGGGTAGAAAATGAAAACAAAGAGAAGTCTGAACCAATAGACATGAACCAATACAACCAATAAAATGAAACTATTCAAAAAATATTACAATCAAGACGCTGGCCCAGGAGCTAGTAGTGATGGTAATGGAGAACCGGCAGTTGTTGATGCTCCACTAGCAGCAGAACAACAACAAGCACCGACCCCTTCTTATGACATTGACAGCTTAAAAGAGCTAAAGGATTTCGGAGACGAACCTATAGAACCAGCTGCAGCCGCAGAAGGATCAGCGGATCAGAAGCAAAAAGCTCCAGAAATCCCTAAAAAGGAAAACAATGAATTTGAACTTGACCTTGAAGATGCTCCCGCAGCAACAGATGCTTCAAGCAAAGAAGAAGAAGTACAGTCTACCTGGACCGATGTAGCAAAAGTTGTTGGACTTGGAGAGATCAAAGAGGAATCTTTTGAAGCTTTCAAAGAAAATTTCAGCGCAAAGCTTCTTTCGGAACGCGAAGCTGGACGAAAAGAAGGGCAATCCATTACAATGGAAAAATGGACAGATCAGCAAAAAGAACTGTTTGATTTTCTTGCCGTAGAAGGAAACACAATTGATAGCTTTATTAATCCGCTATCTATTTACGATAAATATCTGAGCCTTGACGATAACGCCTTGCTCAGAGAAGATTACAAATTGCGTGGATACGAAGATCATAAAATTGATGATCTGATGGAAGAGCTGGAAGTTGATAACAAAATTGGCAACCGGGCTTATGAATTGCGCAAAACACTGGAAAATGGTAAAATTGCAAAACAGCAAGAGCTCATTTCCACAGCAAGAGAAAAGATAGAGTTTAAAAATAACCAAACAAGAGAGAAAGAGCAAAAAGAGTACGATTCTTTTAAAACGTCGTTGCATGCAACAAAAGATTTTATGGGAATTCCTATTACTGAGCGATCATATCCTACAATAGAAAACAAGTTTAAGGATGGATACTACCGCACGCGGTTGGTAGAAGATTCAAAGCTTGCAGCCGAGGTAGCTCTCTTTATAGAATTTAAAGACAAAGCCCGAAGTCTTTTAGGAAACGATCTCAAAGACGAAAGTCGCATGCATGGCGACGGGCATGGGCCCTGGACCCACGGCTCCTACGCCAGCATCCCGAAGAAGAAGGGCGTGCGCACCGACCTCAAGCGCGTCTTCCAGATCATGTCGACGTGCATTTGCGCCAACGACATCCTGCACC